TCTGCATCTATTCGTCTCTGGGCTTCAGCTATAGCATGATCATCATCATTGTTGTTCATTGCTGCACTATAAGCTTCTAACTTTGATTTAGATTCTTCTAATGCTTGAGATAATTTATCTGCTGCATCTTTGAAATTCTCAGGTAAGTTACTAAAGTCGAAATCATATTCAAATTCTTTGCTTGGATTAGCTATTTTATCTAACTCTTTTTCTATTATTGAAGGGTCAATTTCAACTTCACCCTTTATCAATAGTTTATGTTGTTCTAATTGGTCTTGTAATTCCTTTATTAATTTTCTAAGTTTATCCTCTGTTTCTTTGTCATTAGTATCTATAGCAAGTTCTAATTGTGTTTGTGCTTCAGATATTTCTTTTTCTATCTTTTGTCTTATTGTATCTGGCTTAGCAAAACCCCATTCAATCTCTAATTTAAGTTTTTCTTGTTCTAATCGTTTTATTTCATCAGTCAATTTTTCTGGAGTATTGAATTCTTTAGGTAATATTCCAGCTTTTGCTTGTTTTTGTAAAGTTGATATTCTATTTGCTAAGTCATCAATTGAATCCTTTGCCGGTTTAAAAGGATCATTTTTTGCTGTTGTCTTTGAAGGTCTTTCAATTGCATCACTTACTTTGATATTACTTTCATCTATGCTATCAACTAATGCATTTATTTCTGCATCATATTCTTTACCTGCATTAGTCATTGCTTTAGCCACAGATTGTTCTTTCATCTTGAGTGCACCAGCAGCAGTCAACATTGCATTTCCTATCTTATTGATATCCTTTGTATAGTCAATCCCTTGTTGAAGTCCATATCTTTCAATATCTGAGCCTCGAACTTCATCGCCTTCTCTAAAATTGTTTTTACCTGCTTCAGCTTGTGCTTTAAATTGTGCCTCTTGTTTCTTTTGTAGTAACTCTTGTAATCTAGCATAGGTTGCAGCGGCTTGTGCACGTTCAAGGAAAGCCTTCTTTACATTAGCTGTATCATTTACATATATACGTTCAGCATCTGCAATTGATTTTACTTTTATTCCTACTTCATCTAATGCATTACCGTATTTCTTAATCCATTCAGTCTTTTCATGTTCTGTTCTTAGTTTTTTATAGCCATTTTGCAATGCAGTATAACGTGTCAATAATTCTGCATAGGTTGATGCTATCTTTGAACGATAAGTCTGATTGATTGATTCAAGGTCTTTCTGGAATTGAGTTGTTTCTAATTCAACTTCTTTTGTTGCATCAGCTGATTTATATGTTGCGTTTGTATATGCTATGATACCTAAGACGGCGGCTGCAGCTGCTGATGCTAAAAGAACATAAGGATTAGCTTTAGCTACAGCATTGAATGCTCGTTGTGCTACTGTTGCTCCATTAGTTGCTGTTGTCTCTAATGCTATGGCTTTAGCTAATGCAGCTTCTTGTATACGACGAATACCCAACATGATAGATGATTGTTTTTGTAGAGCGTTCCCTACACTAATTGCAGAATTAGCTATGCCTTGGACAGCAGCTATCTTAGCTATCAATGGTTGTAACTCTTTCTCTTTACCAGATAAAGTCGCTATAGTCCCAATATATCCAGTTGCAATATCTTTAGCTACTCCAATACCTTCTTTCATTGCATCCCAAGTTGCTGTATCACTGGCTAAGTTCTTGAACTCAGTTTGCAAGTCACCAGTCATATCAAGTAACTCAGCTGTTCGTTTCTTTGCTTCTTCTAATTCACGGGCTAATGCCTTACCAAAACCACTTTGTTTCTCTGATTCTGATAATTTAGAATAAGCAAGAGCAAGACCCATTGCTTCTTTTCTTGACGCATTAAGCTCTTTCTTTAAGTTAGGAAGATTGTCTTTCACTTTCTTTATTGATGTACTGAAGTCAGCATTAGCTTCCTTGCCTTGCTTCACACCATCAACATATCCTTTAGTGTCTAGACCAATCTCATATGTAAATTTACTAGCCATTTTTTCTTTAAAATAAATTTAGGATTAAGATATTTATATTTAAATATAGATATTAGTAAAGAAATAAATTCAAACAAAAAAATGGGCTGGATATTATGATTTTCCAGTCCATTGTCTCATTACTTGTTCTCTCAGAGCTTTTACTTCATCTTCTTCTAATGGTTTTGGCTTCTCAATATTAGGATCATCATCTGTATATAATGGAATCAATTTGTCTGGGGTAATGTTCTTGTCTTTTAGGTATGGCTTTAGTTGTCCCCAAACTAAATATCTCATCTGCTCATATGAATTCTTAGCAGCCCATGGGAGAACTTCTAATATATCAAGTAATTCATGTTGTTGTAATTCATCCATAAAATAGTGATAATCAACGATTTTATTCTCTATCACTACTTGTCGGAAGAATTGGTGCATTACTTTCTTGATTTTTTTTTATTAGATTCCTTTGTATCTGATTTAGGTTCTTCTGATTTAGGTGCTAATGCTAAGTCTTTATTGACCTCACTAGTAAACCAAGAAGAGAAGTCATTTACAAACTTAATTCCACCATTGTTGTCTAGAAACTCAATCACATCATCTAGATTCAACTTTTCTTCAATCTTATTATATTTCAAGGTTGATACCAAGGTAGAATAAATGAGTGATACTGTTGAAGTGATTGAAGTAGCATTGAGTGATTCAAGTGAAGAGCCTTCAATGTTCTCGTAGATCATAAAAATCCGAAGTGAGTAATGCAAGTCTAAAGTATGATTTTTAATTGTGACTTTCATAATTCAAGTTAAGTGTGTATTTCTTTTCAAAATAGCATATTTTTATATTTTAAAATAGTAAAGTTTTAAAATGTAGTTTAAAGATTTTGTATTGTCCAACCTGAAGGAATACCATTAGCACCACTAGGATATGTTGTATTAGCATTTTTGTATAATGTACCAGTTGATGACACACCATATAACCAATAATATAAACAACTCCTTGCACTTATATCCGTTGCATAACAAGTGATAGAATTAAGAGATGAACAACCAGAAAAGGTCATATAATAACAACTATCAATTAGTACTGTTGCAGGTAGTTTTGGTGCAGAAACTAGATTATCACAGTAATGGAACATTTCCATATAACAGGCCTCAGTTAATATCGTTGCAGGCAATACTAAATTCTCAGCTGATATTAAATTATGATTATTATAAAATAAATGTGAAAATACAGCCCTAGAATTTAATTGGATTTGGTTAATAAAGTTTGTATCATATATGAGGGACATAAGATTGCCATATACAATATGTTGTTTATCACCATAAAAACCATTCCATGTACCAGAAGTATCACATGGGGCACTGGTTCCTCTTAATAAAACTTTATCACCAGTATTTAGTACGGTAATAATTACTGAATCAGATTTTGATGAAGTTACTGATCGCCAAGTTGAACCATTATCTGTACTATAATAAACCGTAATTGGATTGTTATATGTACCACCTTCAACATCTGTAATATTAACCATATTAAGCCGTATGGTATTATCATCTTCTAATGATTCAATGGTAAAATAGTCTTGGGAGTAATCGTGAGATGGCCATATTTTTGTTGGACCCAACCATATTTCGGAAATTTGATTATTTCCAATATAAGCATTTGATATATTATTTAAGGTTACTGTTGCCATTTAATTTATAATTATATTTTTCTCCATGTGCCATGTACCGTCTTTATGGTAAACTCGATGGGTATTTTTATGAGATTCACTGTTTTTCTTTTTTGATTCTTCTGTATGTGATTTACCTTTCATTGGACTTTTACCATACATAGGATTGTTTTTACCTTTCTTGGCTTCACTATTACGCTGTCTTGTTATAGGATTATTTAGATTCTCTTTATGTGTACACCATTGAAGATTAATAGCCCTATTATCTAAAGGATTTCCATTAATATGATCAACTTCATTGTAATTATTAGGATTAGATACAAATAATTCTGCTACCGCTCTATGTGCAGACCATCCCGGACCAAATACTTTATATCCACGATTACCTAATCTACAATCAAATAGTACTCCATTTCTTTTCATATTACCTTGATTGCTCACCTCATACTTCACATATTTTTTATGTGTTTTTGGTAACTTGCTTTCATGCCAAACTTTCCAAATTTCTTTTTCTTTCATAATAAATAAATAGTTAGGTTAATATGATTTGATATTTAATTAATATAGTCATATTTTACCCAACTATTTATGTTGATTTATTAGAAATTAAGATACTTCACATTCAATATATCATCGTCTGCATTGTAAGATAATATTAATCGGAATTCACTTCCTCGGAGATCGTTAGGTAAATCCACCAATAAATTACCACTATCATAAGATAATTTAATCTTGTATGTCTTATCATTAGTTGTGAAATGGAAATCGTTGTCGTTATCATGTGTTAATTGATATAGTTGGTTCTTATAAATAACCCATGTTGCATAGGTTTCCAATTCACTACAAATTTTGCTGTTGTTGTTACGGAATTCATCATCGTGGTTGAATATAGCTGATTGCAAATAATGATAATCGAATTTAGTATTATATGAGTCGTACCACATTTGATTTCCATCATAATCTGTACCTTCATAACTATTTACCAATTCATTACGTTGGAGTACATGTAAGAATTGGGGCTCTGTAGTATCTTCAACAAACGTCGCATCAGGAAACCAACCTCTTGCTTCTTCTACATTGTTACACCATTTTGGGTAATGTATGGTAATGTTCTCCATAGGTGAACTAGTTGTAATGTTTGGAATCCTATATCCATATAAATATATGGTGGTGATATTAGTGGATGGGCCGAGATCGACATCGTCATGTGTATACATCTTAGCTGTCTTCACTAAGTCATAGTTATTAGTGTATAGATTATCAGAAGATCCAAGGTTATACAAATGAATCCAAGAAAAATCATGTTGAGCAATATTCCAGTCATTTCCAGCAAGTACCCATTGAGCTCCCATTTCAAAGTTAGTCTTGTCATTACTAAGAGCATGTACATAAATTGATGATGGAAGTTGTGCACCTACATAGTCTAATCCTCTAAACATCTCATAAGTCTTCATATTGCCACATACAGTTATATGTTTAGGTAATTGTGGCATAGCTGATATACCTGGAGAAGAGAATTGTGCTAACTTATCACCATAGATAATCATATTAGAAGGTACATCAACTTTGATATTGCTCATGTCTAAGTTGAATGTAAGATCACCACGTAAAAACTCTGATTTCCAAGTACCAAAATTCCATGCTCCATCAACAGGCTCAACACATCTGAATATCATGTGTGGTGCTACATGTAAATTATTTGCATATCTAAACATCTTAGGTGAATAGCAGCGTGTATTTGGGTGGGCTGGACACCATAAGTTAGAGCAATCATAAATTGAAGTGTTATCTCCACCATTGAAACATAGAAGACCTCTCTCATCAGTATCAAGTTGTTTCATCACATCTTCTGGGAACTCAGCTGGTATATCCATATTCTCACCACCACTCAATGACCAGATATTACCACTGAATGTAAGTTGACCATCTTGAGCATGGTCACCCCAACTACCTTTCTTCCAGATATTAAACTCAATGATAATACCATTAGAGATGATTTGCACTTCATCACCAACTTGTATAGCTAAGTCATCCCATTGCTTTTGATTCTCAGTTGAAGTGTACCAGCTTTTGCCACCATCAATAGATAGTTTCACATAGAAAGGTTCACCATCTAATGTAAGAGAATTGAAGAAATAAGTATAAGGTGAATAAAGTTGATTTGGATCATCAGTTGTGTAAGTCAAAGAGATTGTGAATGGTTTGTAGTAATATTCATCTACATTCTCTGGATGACCATATATCAACTCATCTGTTTGATTCACATATATCACATGTGTATTAGTTGCTTCTTTAGAATGTGTATATAAAGTGTAGTCATCTTTAGTGCCTACTTGTTTAAGATATTGTTTCATATTTTGTTTTGTAGATATATTTTATTGGATGATATAAATGGTATTTGAATCAGGTGAACTAGGTAGTGCACTTACTACTTCTATTTTTAATCCTGAAGTTGTTGAAGTGACCATTCCAGTTGTATCAGGTATAGAGATATTCACTGCGCCTGTTTGACCATTCACACTAGTAACTGGGGCAGAAGTCAAGAATCCACTATCATTATTCAAATCAGAAGTGTTAGTTGGTATAGATAAGGTAATCGCACCTGTCATACCATTCACACTAGTCACTGGAGCAGTACTATTAGAAGGTATGGTTATACTAACTATTTCATCATCGAATACATAACCTAAACTACCCATATCATGAGAAGTTGTGATTCTTAATAATGAACCAGCTTTTAATTGTATTCCACTATATGTTGCAGGATATGGTATTTTAAATCCTCCAGAAACAAACTCAACATTTGGGAAACTACTTGTTTCTGCTCCATCAATATGAAAATGATAGCTTACACCAGGTGTCACATTATTCTTGATATAATTCATTACTATATTTAAATTTCTTCCTGCATCAAGTGTGTGTGATCTATATCTCCAAATTAGATTATCACTAATATCATAAACATTAAAGTCATTTAAATAAACAGCATTGTTATCATTATTGATAGATGCTGTGATCTTTAACTTTAATCTACTTGGTTTGTTTTTGATATAATCTACAGCAGTTGTATCAGTTTGTGCCCAATCAGCTTGTTCTTGAGTTCCACCTGTCTGTATAGTCACAGCACCTGTCATACCATTTACACTAGTTACTGGAGCAGTATAAGTAATAACACCAGTTTGACCATTGAATGATGTAACACCAGTATCTATAGTTACTGTCCCTGTTTGACCATTGACTGAAGTAACTGGTGCTGATGTTAAGAATCCACTATCATTATTCAAGTCAGAAGTGTTAGTTGGTATAGATATATTCACTGCACCTGTTTGACCATTCACACTAGTTACTGGGGCTGATGTTAAGAATCCACTATCATTGGTCAAGTCAGAAGTGTTAGTTGGTATAGAGATATTCACAGCACCAGTTTGACCATTCACACTAGTAACTGGAGCAGTATAAGTCACAGCACCAGTTTGACCATTGAATGACTCAACATAATTAGTAGGCATAGAACCACCACCTTCTTCTAATGCTTCAACTCTTTGGTTGATATGGTTGAGTGCTTCAGCTGTCACTTTGTCTTTTGATGATAAGTCGTTGTTCAACTCATCTATTTTCTCATTGACTTTATTAGGAATATCATTAACTACTTCGTCAACTGATTTGTTGATTTCATCAAATTGCTTGATTGTTGACTCAGCTAAAGTATGTACATTAGATTTTACTCCATCAACTAAATCATTTGTATTGTTTTCTAATGTATTGATTAGATTATTAGTCTGTGATTTATTATAATACTCAGAAACATTATTACTCCATTGCCATTGGTTGTTGTTATTTTTCATTAAAATTACTTCAATCAATCTTGGAACATTACCTAATGTATAATATTTCTCAAACTTAATTGTCTGGCCCATCAGATATCCTTCAATATCCCAAGTTGCAGCAGTCACTGTTATATATTGACAAATGATTGTTCGTCCGTTTTGTGCTTGTTCTAATAAATCTTCTGGGATATTGTTAGTAACACCATAAGTCAAGATAATTGGTGATGAACCAGTGCCACCTTCGATTGTTATATTTCCTTCACCTAAAATTGATTGACCATTTATACTTTTAATGTTAGATCCAGAAACGAGTGTATCTTGTTTAGTTGATAATTGTTGAGTTAATTCAGTATTGTCAACATAGTTTTCTAATTCTGTTTGTAACTCACCATCTGTTACATAAGTAGATAAGTCTTCAGTTTGAACATAGTTAGATAATTCATTTTGTAACTCATTATCTGTTACATAGGTAGATAAGTTTGGTTTATTTTGTATATAAGCTGGATTAGTTGAATTAGTTTCATTCCAATCTGATTGTACTTGTTCTGGTATTTCTATATTTATATTACCAGTTCCTAGAATAGATTGGTTATTTATTGTCTTAATGTTAGAACCAGAAACTAAAGTGTCTTGCTTGTCGTCTAATAAATCATCTGTTTCTTCCTTTGTGTAATAGTCTGATAAGTCTTGGCTTGGTATTGAAAAACCTACACGACCCTTTAAATCTACAATTTGTTCTTCATCTGGGATATTCTGTCCTGATGAATTGTTAATGATTAATATTCCTTCACGTGGTTGCATATACCATCGGAAATGTTTACCATCTTCGTAATCCCCTTCAACACATACACCATAAGCTTGGTTAGGATGTGTTACACGATAATCCACAAAACAAGATAATGTATTGTTGTTTTCTCCTGTAATTGTCCATTTTAACGGAATTTTAGTACCATGGGATCCACAAAACAAATAAACTTCAATGGACTTAGTTTTAGTTAAATCGAAACTTTCTATCTCTTCAGCCATGAATCGTTCTAATTCAATATTAAGAGTGAAATCATTTCCCCAACATAGCGCTGGACGTTGATAATTAGTCATATTTTGTGTTGTTATATATTTATTATAAAATAGAATACTTTCTTTAAAAAATAAAAAGGCAGTTGATAAGATAATTTACCTACCAACCACCTCAAGAATTATGAAAGAAAAGAAGAAGTTTGTTTTCTAAATTTTTAATTACCTGTTCCAGTTTGACCACTAGTTCCAGTTGCTGTATTTGCAGTTAAAGTACCGGATATACGTATTGTGGCAGAGTAAGTGGCATTATCGCCAGCACCAGCAGTTACTTGTAAGGAAGTAATGTATCCCTTTCCGGTTTCACCAAAACCAGATTGTGACCAGTTTTGTGCACCTTCCACACCAACAATACTTGATTGACCTTCAGTTTGGTTATAAGTAGTCTCACCAAAGTAGACGTTCACTTCTGTCATGTTCTCAAATACTGTATTGAGCTTCTGATAACCAGCAAGTGAATATAAGTTCTCAGTGGTCAACTCATAAGTCTTGTTTTGTGGAAGAACAGCAGCAGCATCACCGTGGTCTTTAGTACTGATTTCTTGGGTATTTAAAGTTTTTGATAATGAGTGGCTTGTTGCAAATGCGAGTGGTTCCCCATCAATCAAAATCATTAAATGTCCACCTTTGATTACATCGGCATTAGTTAAATTATATGCAGCCATATTTTTATTTACGTAAATATATTTGTTTATTTCATTCACAAATAGGTGAATTATATATTTGTGTTTTCTATTCTACATAAGTTTGGAATGTGATTGACTCACAAAATCCATTCTCACTATATTGTTCGTACATGTTTACTATACGAATATCATTTATCTTTATCTCATTTGGAATCTCTATTTGCTTTCTCTCAAGGATATTCCTAATCAAGTTAGCTATAGTCACAGACTCATCATAGTTATCTGAATACACTCTATATGTGATAGTCACTAAGTTGTCATGGTTGAACATCTTTGTATATGTGATTTGGATATTGTCACGACTGTAAGTGACAAATGGGAAAGTAGTGTCTTCTTTTGCAACTAATGGGAATATCTTGTTCTCACCAAGCACTTCTATTAACTCTTCTTGATCATTCAACACATCAAGCAAATAGTTTCCTGTCAACATTGATTTATCCATTATTCAACTCTTCATCTAATTTTTTTGTATATACTTGTCCCATCACTTCAGCGGCGGTGCTTAACTCTGATTGGACTGTAGGCAAGAAGAAATGATAACCTGTCAATTTTCCTATCCAACGTTTCTTTTTTAAAGTTTTACCCTTTATCTTAGTCTGATATCTATCTTTTGTACCATTCTCATAGAAACGCGCAATGAATTGTGATGAGCCAGATTTATTTTCACCAAGTATATGAACTTTAGTTGTTCTTCTTGACATGTCAGGTGATGATTGTCTCACCGCATCTACAAGTGGCTCATTAGTAGTAATCTTGTAAGAGCCAATAGATTGTTGTCGAACAGGACGACTAGCACTTGGCATTTTAGCAATGAAAGATTCTTGAACTTTTCGTTTTAATATATTGGCACCAACATTAAGTATTGTCTTCTCTATATCAGGAAGAATGACAGCCATCTTATCAAAAGAAACATTCAATTCTCTCTCAATCACTTGTGTGTCATTTATATCTAACTTATATGTTGCCATGTTTTTTATTCATTTATATATATTAATGAGTAGTGAGCTACTCATTTATTTTAGTAGTATGTATCACTTGATTGTTATATTCTCTATTCTTGTCTATGCTTCTTATTTGCCATCTCTTGTTGTCCCATCTTATCTCATCTGTCTCAACTACATCTAAACCAGCACGTATGATGAAGTCTCTGTCAACGGTATAGAATATCTCATCATTATCAATTATACGATTTCCACTTGAATATTGTACCATTGAACGACAAACAAATTTTAATTCCCATTCTATATTTACCGCACCAGATGGTGTTCGTGTTGTGACTTGTTCCCAAATCTCAATCTTATCTCTTAAGTTAGCTGAATTCATATTATAGAAATGAACGATATAGTTTTACCATAGTGTTGATGACTTCTGGGACAACATTCTCAGTGCCAGAGCTACCTCTTTGGGTTGAATAAAGGTAATCTGTGAATATAAGCATAGCATGATATAATGACTTAGGTAACTCTCCTTGATTCTCAGCAGCAATATCATCTAATGGTTTGTTGACAAGTTGCTCAATATAGTCTTCAGCAGCTTCACCCATTGATTCAAGCAAAGCATCGTCATCGGTGATCTCGATGACACATTGTTTCTTTATATCTTCAATTGTTAGGTATCTCATCTTCTTTTGCTTCTGATTTATTTAAATTATCTAGTCTCTTGTCAACTTTGGTCTCAAACTTCACCAATTCATTATAAAAATATGATGAAATTCCAAGTAATGCTAAAGCTTCACTACCAAAAAGTCCACTAGTTGTTATAACTGACCCAGGAATCATTGCTAACAAGATGAATGAGATGAAACCAAGTACAACAGATGAAATTATCAAGAATGTTGCTAAGCTGTATTTCATTTTATCACCGAATCCAAGCTCTTTCCAAGAACGGGTATCGTATGTGTTTTTCATTATATCTACTAATTTCTTCATTGTTAGTGAAGAATTATTTTTAAAGTTTTATGAAAAGTGGTGGGATTGGTTACCCACTCACTTTGTATTTATTGTTAAGATTGTACACCTATTGTTATAGTTACTGGAGAATCAGGCATTATGAACGACCAACCAATTGATTCATTAGAACCAGCATCTATTAGATCTTCTAAGCTAATTGATTCACTTGTTGTATCATTGACTACCGTAGCAGTTAGATTATTTGGTGCATCTTGTGTTCTTTTAATAAAAACGTCTATGTCTACTGGGGATTGACTATCTACTTCAACATATTGAGCATATTCATTATCTGTTAAAGTTATAGTTTGATTTTTAACATACCATGGATTGTCAAATGTTGCTACAAAGTTAAGTGCACTTGTTGGTATATTAGCATCATTATAAGATGCAACTATATTTACTGTTCCTGTATCTGTACTAGTTTCTTTAGCTACGGTAGCATAGACATTTTCAGCAGAAGTACCAAGACAAATAATATCATCACGTCCTGATTCAAAGAATAACTTCAAGTCACCAGAATTTGCATTAATAACTGCATCCTCACCAGCATCAGTTAGATGATTTAATCTATCACTTACAATATTGAACCAGTTTTCGCTAACTTCTAAACCAGTACCATTTAAATATGCTTCTGATTGTGGATTTGGAGATTTAAACGTTACTGTTGCTTGTGGATTGTTGTCATCCTCACCAGCATCATAGGTTACTATATATGTTTCAGGGTCTGGAGTAGGCTCTGGTTCAGGTGTTACTCCCCCAATACGAAAGGGAGTAATTGAGGAACGGCTGTAGCGTCATCTTCCTCACCCTTCAATGGGTTAAGATAAAGAACATCAACATACATGTTCACAACGAAACGATATGCATCATATAAGTCAAGTGAATAAGGGTTGAAGTTAACTACAACACCAGGACCCCATACACAGATTGCAACTGATTTAGGATCACCATATGCAATACCTTTGATATCTTCATTTGCAACATATTCTTTACCAAGAATACGGTCATTATCTAAGATATATTGAGCACCAGCAACTTGGTCTTTAAGAGTTGTACGTAATGTAGCTTCAATATCAGGAGAAACGAAGTACTTAGTAGCACGACGAACACCGTTTAATTTAGCTTGTTTTTCAACATTTACTAAATTAGCAAATGAAAGAGCATCAATTTCAGTTGCATTATAGAATAAGCCTTGAGGAGTTACATCATCACCAGCAGCGTCACCAAGTATTGTCTCTTGTAACTTGAGTGTAATAGCTTCAGCCAATTGAGTACGGATATAGTTCTCAAGGTTGTAGTCTGATTGGATTAACTCTTGACGTGAGATATCTACATAAGTTGTAAGACGTTTTGGTTTTGCTTCAATAGCATCAAACTTCATCTTAGTTGGGTCAGCTTTCTTCAATTCACCTTTCCAATATGCTTTAGCAGCACCGAAACGATTAGTAGCAAATGTACCACGTAAACCAGTGAACCAAGTGAACTCACCAAGGATTTCATCATTCATGATAGGCATTAATGGGTTGTTGTATTGAGTGTGACCTAATGCTTTACCATGAGTGTTATCTA